ATGTTTTGTCCACAAGACCACGATAATGCGCCTAGTTATAAATCAATTAGTTTAAAACCAGGACCTTCTGAAAATATGAGAGATAAACTTGACGTTGTTAATCTTTAAATTGTTTTAAATTGTAATTTAATTTTATAAATTTAAAATATAAAGAAAACTAAAAAGGAGAATAAATGGCTAAAAAGTTCATAAACTTACAGCGCAATGTTATAGCTTATGAAGGTAAACCAGGTTTTGTTTTTAACGATTTTATTATTCTTGATTGTTACTTAGACGAAACAGGTAGGTTTCCAGTTAACCCGATTAAGTATTACGGATTAACGCATACACAAGTAGCGCAAATGAAAGGTTTAAAAGCTATTAATGGGTCTTGAATTTATTATAATAAATTTAGTATTGATTTTGTTAATAGTTATATTAATGATATTAGTAGTTAATTGGTTAGAAACTAGGAGTGTTAAAAAATTATCTGCTAAGTTACAACAATCTTACGAAAGAGAAAGGAGAAAGCATGTCGAAAAAATGTGAAGGTATAATAAGATTTAAAGACCTTAACAAAGTAGAAGGATATCAAGAAACCTCTATATTTGTTACATCTTATTGTTATGGTAAAACATTTAATGATGTCTATCAAAAGTTTCACGAACAATTATCTGTTATGTCAAACGGTTTTGGTAAACACAATAATTGTAAAGACATAGACGTTGAAGTTGTTACCATAAAAGAACAACATTAGTTAAACTTTGTTTAATTAGGTTATATATTTTTTATTCTTATTTATTAACTAACTAATAAAAAAGGATAAGTTATGGAAATAAAAACGATAATTAATAAAATAGACGATAATTTCCTAAGTGAAACTATCGAGGATTCTATTAAATATACGGACGAAGATAAAATCGGAAGATACGAAAACAAAGACAACGGTTCTTATTTCGATTTATTTTATCATAAAGAAAAAGATATAACAATCCAAGAAATTTACGATGGATATTATTCTTATACATTCACTTATAAAACTAAAATAGATCCAAATCATATGGTTTTATATCACGCTTATAAACAATTGGAGAACTAATGGAAAAGCTAAAAAAAATCTTTGATAAGATAGATAAAACAGCACTAGGAGAATTAGATTTTACTAGAGAATTACCTTGTGTTGGAGAAATAATAAATCACGTAGATAAAACACATGGAAAAATATTCCATGACAAAGAGGGAAATAAAACTTTTTACGACAAATTCGACGGATATTATACTTCTACTTCAGCATGGGAAGGTTTACATAATGTCAACGAATTTATTTATTTCATTCAACACTACGATTTAAAATAATAAATAGGAGAAAATTATGCTTCAGTTTAAGAATCCAAATGGAGTTGTTATAGATAAAACTACTTATGAGTGTGAGTGTGGTGATGTCTACTATAACGAAAAAAAGGTTGGAGTTTTCGAATTAGAAAGTGATAGTGCTTTAGGAAGTTATTACCACATTACATTAGATAATGGCAAAGAATTTCACGATCACTACTTTGACGAGAAAGATATAATCAAACATATCTAGTATTTACAACAAAAATTAAATCGCTATATTAGGATAAATATGGCGATAACTATTGACCAAATCCATCAAACAAACGAGGCTACCTTATCCTCAATGGAAAGGAAGTTCTGTGAAGAGATAGCTAAAGGAAAAGGTAAGAAACAAGCGGCTGTTGACGCAGGTTATTCTGAAACTTCAGCACACGTACAAGCTGCCCGCAACTTAAAGAAAGATAAAATCATCCAGTATATTGACAGATTGCGTAGTGATGCTAGGCGCTTGACAAGTGAGTCTGTGTCAAAAGAGGTTGAAAAGCTAGATAAATTGTATGTTGATGCTTGCGGCAAGAAACAATATACAGCAGCAGTCAATGCGATAAGGTTGAAGGCTCAGCTGTTGGGGTTTTTGGTTGAGAAGAAAGAGGTGCAACACTCAACCCTTGACACTATGTCCGATGATGACCTGGCCAAGTATCTAGATCAAATCAAACAAGAACACGATATCAATTGACGCCGGTTGTTTGCTGTTGACGGTTGACGCACGGTTGATCCGCATTGATCATTGACACTAGGGTACAGAGCTGATCCGCAAGGATCAAGAGAAATAAAAAAAATTGTTGAAAAGAGCTTTATCCGCACCAAACGATAAAATTTTAAAAATAGTATTTTAACGTTTTTTTATTTTTAAAAATAAATATAAAAAAAGAATAATATAATTTATAGAAAGCGAGATTTTACGATTTTATATTTTTTAGATTTTTTTAAGTTTTTATTATTACTTATTATTTATATTCTTTTATTTATATAGAAGAACGAAACGAGAACATCTAGTTTAGAATAATTATAAACTAGATTATTTTTTATTTTACTTTTTTAAAAAAATTTAGTAAATTATTTTTAATTAAGTTAATAGATTTTATTTTTATAAAATTAATACTTAATTAGAAAGCGAGAGAGATAAACTATACGACTAAAAAAGAAAAAATCGTAGAAAATAAAGTAGCTTTAAGCTTTAGAGAATATTCTAATAAGAAAATTCTTTTTAGATTAGTTAATAATAAAAGAGATAAAACTAAGTCTTTTAATATTTACGAAAAAGCTAAATTTTCTACTACTATAAAAGACGCTTTTAATAGCGATTATCGAAAAGTCGATATCGAATACGATACGACTAAAAATAATAGATTTAAAAAAGTAAATCTATTAATCGATTTAAATTCTTATTTAGATAAATCTAAAAAAGATTTATATTTAGATTTAATTAATTCTAATAAAGAGTTTATAAAAAATAATAAAGTCGATAATTCTATAATCGAAAATATTAAATTTTTCGAAGAAAGAATAAAAGCTTTATAATTTTAAAACTAATAAGACTAAGCGAGATTTTTTCTCGCTTAGTTTTTTTTTACTTTTTCTAATTCTCTCTTTTAAAAAATCGTATTAAGTTTATAGCGAAAAAATCGTATAAAGTTTAAATCTAATATGGAGTATATAAAAGTAAGAGACCAAGTATAAGTGTAGAATGACTTATATGCGTATAAATATCTCTAGAAAAAAAATTTTTTTTAATATAATACTTTACAATGGCTTTTTTAAATAGTAGCATTCCACCAATATATTGTAAAATACGCAAGGAGTATTTATATGATTTACGAAAACATCATGGAGAAAGCGAAGACTGTGTTATCTTTGGTCTTACAAGTATACAGGGTCGTGGTATATTATTTAACATTATGTTGGAAAACGGTGCGTGCTTTTGGCGTCTGCCAATATCTGCCTTCTTTTCTAAAGATATGGACAGGAAGAATGTGCCAGATATGCCAAACGACTTACTTGAGTTGTGGAATAGTTTTGATTATTACCATAGCATTACTCATTTTTCTTTTTTAATAGGACAACGAGCAAAATATTTTGGTAAGGATAAAAAACTGTATCACGGTGAGTATCTGTTTACTGTTGACTGGTGTCACCCTGACTCCAATCTACTTGACACAGATCATTCTGAAATTCCTCAGGAGCATAAATGTGCTCATATTCTGGAGCTTGACAACGGTAATTTCGCTGCTCAGCCTAATAACAGAATACTATGGCACGTTAATTCATTCACTACGAGAAACGAAATCCCAGACTACAAAGTCCAAACAAACGATTGGAATGTCGAAAACAAAGATTGGGTAACTGACGATACTGATAGATTTTTTTATGAGATACTAGAAAAAGATATGAATAAATAGTATAATTTTTTTATTAGGTGATGTCCGAGGATCATGTTCTTATGGTATTGGGCAGGGAGAGATGGAGGGTACCTTTTTTGTTTCTATGTAGTATTAATAACTATATAGGTACAATATGAACATATCAATATTATTACCTACAAGAAAGAGATTAGACTTACTTAAAAAATCTGTACAATCGTTAATTAACAATGCTAGACAGCCAGATAAATTACAATTTCTTTTTGCTGTTGATGAAGATGATAATAAAACTTTTTTATATTTAAAACAATCTAAGTACCCTAATCAATTAGCTTTACAATTCAAACCTATCGGTTACGAAAACTTACATAAATATAATAATACTTTAGCTGGCTATGCTACAGGTAAATGGATAATGTTTTTTAATGACGATGCTATTATGAAAACTAAAAACTGGGATGATAAAATTATGGATTTTGAAGACGAGTTTTGTTTACTTCGTTTTAAAGAACAGACTGGACATCCTTATAGTATCTTTCCTTGCTTTCCTCAAAAATGGTTTTATTTATTAGATCACATTAGTTTACATGGACAAAATGATGCGTGGCTCTCAGAGATAGCTTACATGTTAAATATTATGAGAGATGTTGATATTAATGTTATTCACGATAGAGCAGATATAACTGGTAATAATAATGATGAAACTTTTAGATTAAGAAAATATAACGAAGGTAATCCAGAGCAAAAAGGAGACTTACATCATATAGATATGGTTAAACTTAGATACAAAGACGCATTAAAAATTAATTGGTTACTAGGACTCATGGGTCAGCCTAACGAGTTTATAATTAAAAATCTCGAAAATAAATCAGATCCCTTTATTTTACTTAAAGAAAAATTTGATGTATATAAAAAAGCTGGCGCCTTAGGTGCAGGAAAACAACATGCAAGAGTTACAGATCAAAGAGAAATTAAAGTCAGCTATTCAAATTTATCAAAAGACTAGAGACAAAAGAGCTGGTGAAGTAGTTACTCATCTTACAAATTTACTATCTACTTATAAATCTAGAAAAAGTTTATTAAGTTATTCTAAACATATGTACCCTGGTTACAAAGACCCTGCGCACATACAACTAATTGCAAAAAATCTAGAGAAGCTTGAAACAGGAGAAATTAAAAGACTAGCAGTCTTTATGCCACCAAGACATGGTAAAAGTATGTTATGTTCAGAATTTTTTCCTGCTTGGTATCTAGGAAATAATCCTAATGAATTTGTTATACAATCTACTTATGCTCAAGAATTAGCAGATGACTTCGGTCGTAAAG